TTAAGCAAATCTTCTAATTTTTTAGTCATTTTAACTTTCCATTAACTGCTACTATTATTTATCAGAATTTATATCCGAATGTATTAATATCTTTTTTAAACTTGTTTTCTACTATTTGTTTAGTATTATCATTATAATATTCTCTATAATCTTTGTTTCTAGACGAGGTATTTAAATATGGTAACTCTTGTTTGATATTAAATTTGTCTTTTAGTAGTTGTATATCGTGATTTATATTTTCTAACTTTATAATATAAGATACACCAATAGTCCTATGATGTTGATCTTTTAATTGTGTTTTTTCTATAAAGTATTCAAAGCCTTTTTTATAGTCGTCTAAAACTTGTTGATTGTATTCTAAACTAAACCTACCTTTTTGTTTAGGATTTTGAATCCTGCGTAACGCTCTATCTTTAGTAAAGAAATACCAACTTACACACCAGTCCCAGGGATTTCGCACAACCGCAAAACTAAAGTCAAACTTTCCGTACTTTGATTCAAGTTTTTGTAATGTATGATGCTTGGTACTTTTTGTTACTTGACTAGACGTGTTATCTAATAACCATTGCTGTATACTACTGCCGCCGGTTTTAGGAATATGTACAAAGATACTATTATAGTCTTTGATAATTACAGCCATTATCTTCTTTTGCCATTATGAAATATATCTTGTTCTGTTACAATTCTAAAAAAGATACCTTTTTGTTTACAATAGGCTCTTGCTGCTTCCCATTTAGCTTGATTAACTATCCAAGCTGCTTGATTATGTCTACTACGACCTAGTTTTTCTTTTATTGTTTGATTTTCAGGTTTAACTTCAATAAGCTCAACACGTTGCTTACCGTTTTTATCAGCATAAGCAATAAAAAAGTCTGGTACATATACTGTGTGCTTACCTGTTAACGGATTTCTATAAGGAATTTTAATTGCTTCACTTGCCCATTTTGCAACACTTGGGTGTTCGTCACAGAATCTCATAAATGTAAACTCCCAACTACTGCGATAAGTTGGAGTTTTTGTCCCTACAAATTTGTCAGGGTTTTTAAGAGAATATTTTCCTTGTGCAAATCTTCCCATATCATCCTAGTATAAAATATTCCTCTGTTCTAGTTTTTCGTATTTTGATTCTACTTTAAACCCTAGAGTACTAATTTTTTCCCTGTCATAATTTAATACGTTTGCAACAATGTCACTTAATTGAACATTAGTTAATCCTTTGAGTGTATCAATTAGCTCAAAAACATTTATATTATCAATCTTTGCCTGTTGCAATAGTGCAGTTGATACAGAAATAGCACTTGATTTTTCAAACCCTCTATTTTCAAAATATCCGATTACTGCATCAACTTCTGAAGCAGGATATTCTATTCTATCAGTAAGGTACTTGTTAAAAAATTGTTTTACTTCAGCACCGCTGTCGGTTGATTCTTGAGTTGGTAAATTAGATGACATTATGTATTTCCTAAAGGATTTTTCTGTGCAGGAACAGTACTAATATTCCCTTGTCCAGTTTCATTAAAGTTATTTACTATTTGATTCGCAAGTTGTACTATTTTTTGATTGCCGGTTTCAATGCCACTGTCAACTTGAGCTAATAATGAATTTTTTTCTGTAGTGTTAAGTGTGTCCCAAGTTGTTAAGTCCGCAGGTGTTTCAGTTGTTGTACTAATAGCGCCAATAGCCAATGATTTTTTAGCTAATGTTTCCTTTAACTGAGGATTATCGTTTAACGTTTGTACTACTTCGGCTGGCGGATATAACTTATTTTGTTTTTGAGTAGTAATTGCTATTGCTTCAGTAGTTTGCGTTCCAGTACCTCCGCTCTTAGGAAAACTAGTATTTGCAAGACCGCTTACGTTAGTTCCTGTTGCTGTTCTAATAGTTTGTCCTGCAACTTGAAAAGCTTCGTTACGTATACCTTCTTTAGTAAGATCTTTTGCATTTTTAACTGTGCGAGCTGCTGTAAGTAATGTACCTAAATCTGCTTTTCCGCCTGCAATGTCACCTAAAACACTAGTTCCGCCTGCTAATATGCCAGCACTTCCAAATAAACTCGACGAGCTACCTGCTGAAATAGGACTAGGTGTATTATCGTAATGTACTGTTCCAAATCCTTTAGGTGAGTTACCTTCGTCAATAGGCCCGTCTGCATAAAATACACTTTCGTATGCAACAGTCATAGAATTTTGTACAGGATCAGCTCCAACAGAATTTTCTAACGTATCGTGCTGCCAACTTTCAATTATTGGATTAACTAATGTTAATGTTAAATACTGATGTCGTGCCATCTGACTTATTTGAATACTTGTAAAAAACGGCTCGTATTGATTATTATCTAAACCAAAACGATCACCGTTTCTTGGAGAACCCATATATGTATTAAATCTATCATATGGTCTTGCTGACTGGTTAGGTGCACCTGCGCCGTCTCTACTTCCGTATGTACCATCTGCAAAATGGTAGTTATAATATGCAGTCCATAATTGAGTAACAATACTATTGTTGTCATCGTGGAATACAATATTTACAGGAGCATAATCAATGCGTGTTTGTAAATTCTTTTTACGATTGTATTTGTTCTTAGTTTCAGTTTGTATATCAAACTTTGGCATAGTAACACTTTTAACTAACATATTAACTTCGTTACTATGACGTTGAACCCATCCAGGTAATACTTTGTTTACTACATTTTCATTTAAGTTAAGTGTTACGTGATATAGAAATTTTTGTTTAGGAGCAAGGCGAAAATTATCGTCAGTATACAATCTTGCCGCGTGTGTATAATCGGCCATATCCCCTTTGGGGCTAAGAGCGCCGTTAACTAAATTATCTAAGAATCCATTGAATATGTTTGCCATACTAATATTTATCCAATGTTATTAAGTGCGTATAAAATGAAAAAGGGGCAATTAAGCCCCTAATTCTGTTAGACTAGTTAACTAGATAAACTATTAACTTACGCCGGTAGTTGATGCAATAGCTGCAACACTTCTACCAATTGCTGTACCTACTCCGCCGCCTGATGCGCCTTGAGTTTGTATAGCATTGTCATATTTAATAGTAAGTGCAACTGTTACTGGTTCGTTAGCACTGTATGCTAATGAATTGTAGTTTGCACTTTCTAAATAACAACCATATAATTCAAAAGTGTCTAGTGTTTCGGGTGCGTAGTTACCGTTACCACCGTCTAGAATTTCAATTCTAGTTACAAACTTATAGTCAATACCTGATGCTGCACTAGACTGTTCCATAAAGTCGAACTGTCTTTGTAGTTGTTCGCCAACTAGTTTTTGTACTGCACCTGTTGCATCGTCTCTTAAAGTTAATGTAATAGCTTCCCAGGTGTGTTTACCTGCAAGATAAACTCTTGAGTTATATACGTCAACAGTCATTGTCTCGAAGCTTACGTTAGGTCTAGTAACATCCTGTACCTGTTTAGTTAGTTCAGTAACTTCGCCTGTGCTAACACCAAAGTTCTCCAAACTCACTCTAAAGCGATATTGAAGTTTTGGCATAAGCAACCCTTGTGTAGAGTTGCTTGCGTCCGAAGCTAATGGAACTGTGATTTTTGATAATGATGAAATAGCCATTTACTTTGCTCCTAATTTGTTATATATATTTATCATTTTTACAAGCCTGCTATCTCACCAGTATTTTTAAGTCTGAGTGGAATGTAAACAAACTCAACAGCCTTAACTGGTTCTATGGCAATATCTAAGTATAGCTCGTTTCGATCAATACGTGCTGGAGTATTGTTGCTATTGTCACATACAACTAAGAAGTCGTATAATGCTCTAGCACCAACTAACTCTAAACACAAGCTCTCTGCTGCCTGTTTGATCTGATCACGTGTGATCTTATCATTAGGTTCAAAGATGTAAGGTTTAGCTAACTTGTTCAATTGTGAACGTAAGTAGATAACCAAACGTGCTACATTGATCCTATCTAATGAACTTGCTGCTCTTGCACGAGTCTTTTGACCGTAGTTAACAAGACCTGCTCCATTGATAAATGTAATTGGGTTAACGTTTACACTGTAAAGTGTATCACGCTGTCCTTCGTTTAATGCAACTGAAGTAAATTCGCCTTCTGCATTAACAAAACCTGTTGCTGAAGCATTAGTAATGCCGCCTCTTCTTGTGCCTGCTGGTGCAAACCAAGGATAGCTAACTTGGTCACTTAATGCAATAGTACGTAGCATCATATGACTTGGTGGAACAACTACGTTGTTACCAGCATTATCGCTTGTAAAGCCCCAAGGGTAAAAAATACCTAGGTATTCGTCTCTACTAACAAGTCCGTCGTCATTGTCTTCAACTGCTAATTTAGTGTTCTGACCCCATTCGTTAAGTGTTGTAGCATCTGACGATAATCTAGCTGGAACATCACCTAATATAAATGCACTTAAACCTCTATCAAAGTTTAAGCTAATCATTTCACCAATTAGTTCTGGATAACCTGGAGTAGCCATTACATTAAAGATTCTTGATTCGTCATCTCTAATTTCTTGGTTACTATTCATACCAGCTTGTAATCCTTGTACAACAACTTTACGCTGTGCGTGGCGACCAAATGATCCGCTACCGTCTTCTTGGTTAGCTGATTCAGTAACCCAACGATGTGGATGATAACCACTCATTGCTTCGTCGTTGTTAAATCTACCGTTGTCAGCAGTAATGTCAATAGCATTACGTACAAATTTCTTAACGTTAAATCCGCTTCTACGTAAATTCCATAACAACATACCTTGTGGATATAGTGCTGGATCTGGAGCATCTGGATCTAAGTAATCACTTAGTAGTAAGTCTGCAATTGCGCCTTCTGTGCTTAACGC